GCGAAGACTGGAAAGAAGAGTGGTTGCTCATTGATGCCTACAACGCAGATGAAGAAATCGAACACGAATTTGCAGTGCGCACAGGAGCGGCACGACCTGCGGCAAAGAGCGAACAAGACGCTGTTATCGATGGCAAATACTTTATTACTCGTTACGTTTACGCAGGTGACTTTAGGCATGATAATATGCGCCCATTCTGCAAGAAGATGATTGAGGCAGGCAAGCTATATCGCAAAGAAGATATCGTGTCGATGGAGAATGTAGCCGTTAATCCCGGATGGGGACCAGAGGGTGCAAACACCTACGACATTTGGTTGATATGAAAGATTGAAATCTGCTTGTCTAACTCAATGTAGTTAATCGCGCTCCAGTAGTCAGGGCGTGGGTACACATCCGAACCGGTGTATGTGAAGCACCAATAGATTTGTCGTGGCTCTGCTTCGCGTGTCAAGTAGTTGTACTTGGGAATGAACTCAGGCGTGTTTCTTTTCTTGCGTGTGTTGGTCCAATCGTAGCTGTGGAAGATTCCTATCTCGCTATCATCATCCTGATTCACCGCAATGCGGCATTCTTCAAATGGTATTGCGTTTAGCTTGCTAATCACCGTGCGGTCATTGCTCCAAATCACTTCGATATAAAACCCACCAAACAACTTCAAGTCATGCGCACAGGCATAGGTTAGGCTATCAATTTTAAGTGCATCAAGTTCTGCTTGGTATTGCTCCGACTGAATACCCTTCCCGGCTATCATGTCACCAATGGCAACAACCAAGCTACCATGCACAGGTGATTCATGCGCAAGGTCGCGCAGGTATTGTGGAAAGTCGTTTTGGTCTCCGTAGTTTACCCAACCTTTGCGGTCTACTTTTTCCGCATCCGACTTAGCAACATACTCGCTAAGCTTCAATGATACTATATTCGATTCGTTATGGTTCATAGATGATGTCATTTGGTATGGTTACTACAGGCACATCAAACCACGTTGTATTCTGATTCAATACAGCATATCCACGCTGACACAAACCAATAACAAGACCGCTTGTCGGGTCAGTATTGCTTGCAGAATTTTGTCCGTATACTTCATACCTGTATCTGCCTGCTAATGTAAGGCCAACCGTTGTAATTTCAAGTTCCGTTATGCGCACGTTTTCATTAACGATGGTAGCAACCTGTGCAAGGTCATTGCCCGTTGTGCTATTCTCTTCGTGCGTTAAGATTAAAAGGTAGTTAGTGAATGGCGTGGCAAAGTATTGCCGTGCTTCGTCAAGTGATAAAAACACTTGTTGGTCTGGTGTATTTGTTTGAAGATAGATCATTGACTTTATTTAAAAAGGGGCAAGTGTAAACCTGCCCCCTTTAATACAACAAGAACACAACGGAAAACAATTCTTAGTAAGCAGGGCTTACCGTAATGCCAGGAAAGTTATCGAAAGGCACAGTGGTAAATGGCTCAAGGTGTACAGCAGGAGCAAGTTCTTCTGCAATTGTAGTCACTTGGTAACCCATCAAATCTGCCTTTTGCGCACCCGATTGAACAGTACCTGCGGTCAGCTGCGAGCCTTCGCCTGCACCAACCAACAAGATTTGGTCATCATTGGTACGAACAAACACAATCATCTTTGCTTTTGCTACGTTCAAGAATTCGTTGCGCATGTCTTGGTTCAACTTACCAAAAGTCCATCCAACTTCTTGAGAAAAAAACAATGTACCTGTTTCCAAGTTTTTGTTTACTGTTTCGATGTAAGAACCGCTATTGCGGAATGGAACGTAACGATAGATAGTTGCCGTTGGCAATCCATCCACTTCGCCATCAGTACCACCATAGGTAATACCTGTTTCGAAGTCTGCGTAGTTAGCAATCAATACTTCTTTAACACCTCCGATACCTTCAAGGCATCCGAGTGTAAATCCTGTGGTTAATTCACAAGCCATTTTGTATAGTTTTAAAAGGGGGCTGTTACACCCCCTTGATTATTAATTATGCTCCCCAGTAGGTGATGTCTTCACCAACTGCAATCTGCGCTCCGAGGTAGAAGCGTGCGCCGTAGCGTACGTTTTGTGAACCATCCAAGTTCTGCATGTCCAAGATGAACACTTCGTTCATTTGGTTCTCCTGCCATGTTCCGAGCATCAAGTTGCTTGGCTGAGAGAAGATGATGTTGTTTGCAGTCATACCTGGGCAAACGTAGATTTCGTACATTCCTACGAAACGACGATTAACCTCAGGGCCACCTGTCAAGTACCAACCATTGCCATCAGCAATTTGCGCTTGCATGTAAGCTTCCCAAGCAGCCTGTCCCATGTAAAGTGCAGGCTTTTCAGCAGCACCTTTTACAGCAGCAGGAGCTGTGTTGATTACATCCCAAATGTTTGCGATGATGTTGGTAGAGTTAAGTGCGCCTGAACCTGCAGATACAGCACCTGAACCTACTGCCTTAATCAAAGTTTCGAAACCATCGTACTGACCGGCTGTTGCGTTAACTCCTGACCACATGATAGTTTCGTTTGCAGCAGCAATACCACCAACCAAGCGACCAATGATAGCGTCTTGGATTTGTGTGTTTACACGACCGCTCATTACATCGGCAGTTGTCCAGTCAATGAAGAAATCTTTCTTACAGATTTGGCGTTGAACTTGGAACTCTTCCAAAGTCAAGATGCGCTCAGTCAAAGTGATCGTGCCTGTTGGCGTGAAATCACAAGTGCCTGCGGCAAATGTTACAGTGTCATCAATTTTACGTACTACTGATTTGTAAGGTACGTTAGGCTTCATTGTCACTTACTGTGCAGATACGTTTGACAAGAGTGCCTTTGCTACGATTTCACCAGCTAATTCACCTGCATAGGTGGTGGTGAGTGAAGTTGTTGTTGGCATTTTTAAATAAAATTTATGAGGTGAATTAATTTACTTTTTTGAACGGATGCTTTCCATGAAGTCGCTGAATGAGTTACCATTCGATGCAACCACAGGTGCGGCATTCTTTTTAAATTCTTGTGACTTAACTGAAGGCACAGCAGGTGCTTTCTTAACTGAAGCAAGTTCAGTCTTAGCAGCCTGTGCTTCGCTCTTTGCAGTTTCTACCGCAGCCGCAAGCTCAGTCTTTTCGGTTTCAAGTGCTGCGATACGCTCAGACAATTGACCAATTACGGCAACGAGGTCTTCGCTGCTCATTTCGGTTGATTGCTCTTCGCGCTCGATTTCAGCAATTAGACCATCTTCGCCTACTACTACTTTGGTGACACCATCCTCAAGGATGTATTCACCCGCAGGCACAGGTACTGGATTGCCTTCAGCGTCTTGAGTGTAGATGTCTACGCCCACTACCCATTCGTTTGCGGTAGAATAGATTTTAGTACCATCGCTCAAAGTGCCTTCTACTGCGAACTGCAACTCAGTTGCCGGCTCTGCCGCAGGTGCTTCTTCCTCGAACTTGATACCAACACTTGAAGGGTCAATGCCGTACTTGTTGAATACGGATTTGATTTGTTCTTTGATGTTTGACATTGTTGGATATTTGGCTATTGTAGAAATCAGCCTGTTTTGTTACATCCAACATTTGTTTTATCTTAGCAGGGTAATTAAATACCTTTATTTATGAAAGCAGCAGACACACTTGCGAAAAAAGTATCAGCACGATTGACCGAGAAGCAATACAAGGCTGTGGTGAAAAGTGCAAAAGCATCGAAGATGAACATAGCCGATTACGTTCGTGCTTGTATTTTGTAGGTTATTGTTTTGGTAAAAAAAGAAGCCCCTCGTTTGGGGCTTTCTTTTTAATTACTCTTTTACCTAAATACTATTCTATGTATTACCACGATGCGAAGATAACAAAATTATCGCGTCACCAAAATAGTTGATGTGTTGTTGCTGCTGACTGCATCGGGTGAGCCATTAACTGCAACGATTGAAATGGTAAAGTTGCGTGGCATAGTTAGTCCATTCAAGTACATCACGCTACCAAATGACATGCTACTACCTACTGCAATTCTATCTGCTCTATTCCATGTGCCAAGTGCAGCACCCTCAAAGCCAAATGTTCCTTTCCAACTTGTGATTGCAACACTGCCGCGATTGAATACGGTGTAATTGATACGCACACGATTCGCGTCAAGCCATGTGAAGCTATTAATCTTCACTTCTGCATCTACACCTGTCGTTGGTGGATTGAGTGCGGTAATGGTCGTGCCTGTGCTTATGGTGTTATCATTCTCATTGAACTCAAGTATCACCATGTTTGGATCTATGGTAAGTGAGAATTGAGAATTACCAGTTACGTTGTTCGGCAATCCAAATGGCGTTGTCATAGTCGTTACCAATTCACCTGCGGGAATGGTCACATCACCGGTGTAGAAGATGAACTTTGTACCATCGGGACGAGTGAACGTAAGTTGCACGGTTGTAGTTACATCCTTCGTGTATAATCTATCGATGTTCACCGAATAAACTATGCTAATGCTTGTGCCTTGAACCGCATTGGCAGGTGTGCTTATTGTACCAAATAGGTTGAACTCAGGTGTTGGCACAGGCACTGGGTTACCACCATCTAAACTCTTTGCAATGGTCACCGCACTAAACATGTCGATTACACCATAACCAAGTTCTGCACTCTTGCCATTTGCATCATACACATAACCGCCTGTCTTTCGCGCAGCTTGGCGCATCACATCGGACACTTGTGCTTCGGTAAGTGCAGGATTGGCAAGAATTACACTACCTGCAATTGCAGCCATAACAGGGCATGAACACGATGTGCCGCTGAAGTTGGTGTAGTTGCTTGTTGCATTGTAGCCAAACGCACCCATGCGGTCGGTTGTTGGACAACCTGTGCCGGGTGTTGCAGCAAATGTTTTTGGTCCGTAGTTACTAAATGATGCACGCAGGTTTGTTTGCGTTGATGCACCAACAGCATGCACCATCGGATAGATAGCAGGTGCTTGTGTGAAGTTAGGATTGTTCTGGTTTCCGCTACTTGCAAAAAGTGGAATACCTTTTCCACCACGACCAAAGGTCTTTGCCGCTGTCATCGCGTTTTGAAATAGCGGATAGCTTGATGAACCGCCACCACCCCACGACATCGACACAGCAACGCAGTTCGGATTAGCAATTGCCTTGTTGATTGCTCGTGTTACGATGGTATCCGATGTGCCAAAGCTTCCACCTGCTGTTGATCCATAACCAATGTGCAGGAATTGCACCTTCAGTTTGTTGTTGCCCAAAGAGGAAACACCTACGTTGTTGTCCGTAGCCGCACAAATCAATCCTGAACATGGTGTGCCGTGTCTTTCAAACTCACTCACGGGGCGAACATCAGCCGCATCCGTTACGCAGTTCCATGATGTGCTACTAATCATGCCCTGCAAGTCTTCATGGTCAACATCACACGCGATATCAAGCACCGCGACTTCACCATAGGCAGCACCATCAATCAATCCCCAGGCTTCTTTTGCTTTAAGGTTTGGCAAGTGCCATTGTCCATCGTAGGTATACGCATCACCATTCACTTCAAATGGTTGGATGTAGTCAGGCTCAACGCTCGTGAATAGTTTGCTGTTCATTAGCGCAGCATAGAACTCGTCAAACGATGCAAAGGCAGGCACTTCTACAAAGAGCGTGTTGCTTAACCTAAAGGTTTCAGTAATGACCACCTTCATGCTTTGCAAATAAGCTTGTGCTGCATTCACATCAGGAGCAACAAGGATAGCAAGACCTGTAGGTATATTGTCTACTGCACCATCTACCTGATATGCCTGCGATACTTTGGTAGAATCAGGAGTGACTGGCTTATCATCTTCAAACACGATGATGCCAAACGGCTCATGCACTGCACGAACATTCGGTTTGTTCTTGTTCTTGTCAAAGGACTTTTTGTCTTTGAACTTAACAGCATTTATTTTCATTTGTTGGGGTTTACATTGCTCAATAGTTGGTCAAGTTCAAGCACCAACTCAGCCTCGTAATTCTTAACTCCACTCATCGACACGCCCACCTCGTTAAAGAATCCTTCAATGCTATAGCCACGCACCTTGCCTTCCTTCACATCTTCCCACACATGGTCTTCATCCACCTTTGTTCCGATGAACCAGGTACCATCGGGCAGGTCAGGCAATCCGAGTTGTATCGACTTGTCCATCTTGCCCTCTTTCACCCATGATTCAACAACGGTCACACCGGTTACAGGTATCTCGTGTTGCAGATTGGTCGTGTGTTGCAGATTCTTTTTGAAGAACTGATGTGCGATTGCGCTAACTGTTGCCTTTTCAAAGTAGACATAGTACGGCTCGCCCTTCTCGTCATAGCGCAGTATCTCTTTGTCGGGTATGAGTGCTGGACCATATAGCATCCTACGTTCCTCATCCACTTTCGCGAGTTGCATTTTGCTTAGCGCAATCCAGTTCTCTTCGATTGCAGGGCTATCTACTAAGCCCATTGCCGTAATGCCTAAACGACCTTCTTCGTCTATTACACACTTAACTACTTTTCTCTTTTCCATGTTACAAATTTAGTTTTAATTATCCGATTCTTGATAGGTCTTCCACTTTAGTCCGCACTTCTTGTTGGCTTGCCACATCACCTGCCAATACATAGGCACGTGGTGTCATTTGCTCTGGTCTATCTTGCAGGAATGATGACGCGAGTGGGTTAAACTGCGCAGGTTGTGAACCTGTGTCCGCTCCACCACCCGGCAAGCTTGGTGGGTTTTCATTTCCACCACCACCACTTGCTGAACCACCTTGAAACTGCTGTTGTGCAATTGTCGCTACGTTGGCAAGACCTGAAGCAATGGCTACACCTGCTGCGATGAATGGTTGCGCAGGGAATAGTATTGTTGATGGGTTAGCAGCAGCACTTGCAAAAATCGCGTTAGCACCTTTGTAAGTGTCAACTGTTGCCTGCGCTATGCTTACTGCCTTTTGTATTTTAAATGCAGCCTTTGCACGCTTCTCATCACCTTTGGCAAATGCAGCAACAAGTCCATTGATTGCGCCTAATGCATCCGATGTTGATTGCAACTTTGCATCCTGCACC